GGGGGAGGCGGAGGGCAGGCTGGGCGGGGATGGCGACGGCCGCTGCGGCTGCGAGCGTGTAGGTGGTCATGCCGCTACCGCCTCGACGTCGAGGGGGAAGTCGGAGTGCTCGTCGTAGCCGCCCCAAGCGGAGGTGATGAGCCAGCGGCCGACTTTGCGGACTGCCGTGCGCGAGCATGCGTAGTCCACGGGGATCATGGGGTCGAAGTGCTCGTGGAGGGTGTGGAGCCCGAGGAGGTCACAGAGGGCTTCGCGTGCGCCGTCGTAGGCGTAGAGGGCGATGTCGAAGCGTCCCCCGGGGAGGGCGTGCACGTGGTAGTGGGAGATGTCGATGCAGTTACGCTCGGCCTCGGCGATGAGGGCGTTCACGAGGGGGAGCGCTTCGGAGATGGGACGCTGGGTGGTGGGGTTGCACATGGGATGTTCCTAGAGATGGTGGGGGGTGGGTGTGGGGATCACTTGGCCTGGTTGAGCAAGTCGACGGGGGTTGTGTTGAGGGCTCCGGCGAGGCGTTCGGTTTCGTCGATGGTGAGTCCGTGGCCAGCGTGATGGAGTCGCCTGTAGAGGGTTGGATAGGGGATGCCGGTCTTCCGGCTGGTTTCGGAAACCGAGAGGTTGGATTCTCGGAGTTGTCGGTTCAGGACCTCCGCGAGGCGGGCGGTCATCGGTTTGGTGTTCACATGAACACTGTAGGTCGCCATATGGCGACCGCGCAAGATGCTGGCAGAACCCTGGGAAATCCGTTATCAGATGGTGACCTTGGTGTTCATATGTAACACTGGGGTCATGGTCAACATCGCCAAGGACCCAGCCAAAGGGCTGAACGCCGCCGTCGCCGCCGAACTCCGGGCCGAGCGCGTAGCCCAGGAGGTCACCTTCGATGCCCTCACCGAGCGCGTCAGCCTCTCCAAGTCCACCCTCCTCCTCCTCTTCAACGCCCGCCGCCTCATCAGCATCGAGGCGCTCGTGGAGATCGCCGACGCCCTCGGCGTCAGCGTCCTGGAGATCGTCGAGCGGGCCGAGAGGCGTCTAGCCAAGGACGCACCCCCCCCCCGCCAAAATCGCCGAGCCCTAGCGTTCGCGTAACCCCCTAGAGGACACGAAAGAGAGGCCCCCACCATCACGGTGGGGGCCTCAGTCTGTGTCGGGGTCAGGCAGTCAACCCCAGGCGGGGCGCGACTGCCTCCAGGGCTTGTCGCGCCTGCTCGAGGTCGGCGTGCTGGTAGCCGAGGGTGGTGGTGACGCTTGTGTGCCCCATGAGGGCGATGATGACGGCGGCCGGCACCCCGGCGGCCATGAGGAGCGTCGCCGTCGAGTGCCTTGCCTCGTGGGTTACGTAGTAGCCCCATGGGTCGTCCTCGGTGCCACTGCCGCTCTTGTGGATGCCGGCGGCGTCCTGGAGTCCCCGCCATGCTTCCATGTCGTCGCTGGCCGACCATGGCCCGCCGTCGGGGCGCGGCCACACCAGACCCCACGGGCTGTCCGGGCAGTGGTCCTTCCAGGTGGCGAGGGCGGCAGCCATCCACGGAACGATCGGCAGAACGCGGGATCCCGCTGCGGTCTTCGTCGGCACGAGGTGGTAGGAGCCCGTCAGGTGCTCGGCGTCGTACCAGCCCGGCAGGCCCGCGTCCCTCGCGCGCTTGGGGATCGCCTGCAACTGGCGGTCGACGGTGAGGGTACCGGCGTCCAGGTCCACGCGGTCCCAGGTGAGGCCCAGTGCTTCCCCCTGCCGGAGGCCCTGGAGGAGGGCGGCCACCCACCGGCTGGCGTCCTGCTCGCCGGCGAGGCGGCGGGCGTTGCGCTCCCGCTTGCTGGCGTTGGCGTCGAGCTTGGGCCAGGCGTCGGGTTCGGTGGCGGCCTTGAGGATGGTGGCGGCGTCGGCGGCGGGGATGGCTCGCCGATGGTTGGGGGCCTTCCTGGGGAGGGGTACGTCGAAGACCACCTGCGGCACGGCGTGCCCCTCGGTGCGGGCGTCTCGGAGGATCTTGAGGAGGATGGCGCGGCACCGGTGCGCCGTGGTCGGGCTGGAGCCGGCTTTCTCGTGGGCCTTGTCGAGGGCGCGCATGTCGGATGGGTTGAGGTCGGTGAGGCGCTTGGATCCGATGGTGGGGACGATCCAGGCGTCGATCATCCGGGCCGTGATGTCGACGCTGTTGGGGCGCAGGCGCGTGGCGGCGGCGGTCTTCCACTGGTCGCACCAGGTCTTGAGGGTGGTGCGCGGGCTTGCGCCTTGGGTCTGGCCGGCGGCGTGGTCGCGGCGGAGTTGGCGGAGTGCCCGCTTGGCTTCGGCCTCGGTCTTGCGGATGCGGGTGGCGCGCTTGAGCCCGCCGCTGCGGGTGTAGCCGACGGGGAGGGCGGCGACCCACTTCCCGTCTTTGCGCTGGTAGACGCTGCCTTCTCCGTATGCCATGGGGTCCTCCTCGGATAGCAGTGGATAGCAGTTTGGATAGCAGTGTGTGGCCCAGGATAGCCGATGAGGGCCCATGTTGGGCGTGGCGATTTTGGCGGGATGGCGCGGTTTGTGGCCGCCCGTGAGGCCAGTCTACCCCCACACTCAGTTCTTCATGAGAACTCCCTACGGCATGGTGAGAGCCCCAGAATCACGCGAAACGCTACCCACCGCCACCCCCGCGAAATAGCAGTTAGATAGCAATGTTCCTGAGACACCGAGAAACCCCCGGAATCACGCCACAAACGCCCCTCAGAGACGACGAAAGGCGCCCCTCCCACCCGAAGGTGAGAGGGGCGCCTTCCTGTCAGTCGTCGGCGAGGTCACCGATCGGGGTCTCCCCCGGGCCGCGCGGCAGGTCACCCAGGGGCGCGCCTCGGTCCAGGGCGATAGCGCGCGTACGGCGCGCCACGCACTCCCACTGGGCGGCCTCCCTGCGCGCCGCCTGCAGGTCCGACTCGCGGCCCCGCCTGGCGTTCCACATGGCCCGGATCGCGGCCCCGACCTGGGTCACCAGGATGGATCCGAGGCCGCTGGTGATGATCGCGCCGATCAGCTCGGCTTTCTGCATCCGGGGTCCTCCCTCTCGATGGCGCGGGCGGCGGCGTCGGCCTCGCGGGCCTTCGCTACGGTCACGCCGATCTCGGCCTGCCGGAGCGCGGTGTTCGGCTCGCAGCCGGGCTCCCAGGCGTGGCCCCAGACGCGGGCCATCCGCTGACCGATCATGAGGAGGAGGGCGAGGATGACGAACAGCGGCCAGCCGGGCCAGTTGTCGGACGTGAGGGCGCGTGCGGCGTCCTCGACGGCGACCACGACCAGCCCGAGGGCGACCAGGGCCGCCGACGGGCCTTCCACGCCCCACCATCCCCGCCACGCCGCGGGCGCGCCGATCGCGCACCCGCACAGGGTCATGAGGCATCCCACGGTGACGTCCCACGGCTGGATACGCGGGGCGCCCAGGATGAGGGCGACGGCCACGGCAAGGAGCACGTAGGTCGCCGCCATCATCGCTGAGATCGCCCTGGGCTCGTGGAGCGTCGACCAGAGTCGGCGGCCCAGGCCCATCAGGCGGCCTCGTGTCGGGGCGTGTAGTGCTCCCGGGTCTCGCCACCGGGGGTGATGATTCCAGCCCAGTTCAGGACCGAGACGCCACCGATCTTGACGTGCGAGAGGACCTGATAGCCGGCCCACGCGAAGCCCAGGAACTTCGCGGCCTGGGCGGCCAGCACCTCCGCCTGGAGCGGGTAAGCACTGAGCGCCCAGGCGCCCACGGTGAGGACGACGGCGGCCCCCACGACAAGGGCGACGCGACGCCCCCGCGTCCAATAGGGGCGGTCCAGGGCCGCCTGCACCAGGGGCCACAGAGTGCCCAGGATGACGGTCGTGACGAAGGGGTCAGAGATGAGAGCCTTCACGGCGATTCCTTTCAGTTGGTGGTCACCAGAGGCGGCCGGAGTTGGAGCGAGAGTTGTTGAGGGCGCGCTGGAGAGCGCCAATGGTCGCCGGGCCCGCCTCGCCGTCGACCCAATCCGAGTACTCCCACCCCTCCGGCAGGTACTCCTTGTGCCAGGCGATGATGAGGTACTGGAGCGTGCGCCACGTGTCCGGGCCGAGCACGCCGTCGACGTCGAGCGCCGGGGCGTCGTTCAGGGCCTCCTGCGTGTCCGCCGGGACGTTCGCGTTCAGGAACGCCTGGAGTCGCTCAATGGCGGGGCTGCCGTCGTCGTCCAGGGCCCCATCGACGGGGGTCCCCATGACCTGCTGAAGGCGGCCGATCGTCGCGGGCCCAAAGACCCCGTTGCAGACAAGCTCGCCCTGGCCGTCGCTCTTGTTCCACTTGCCGGTGTAGGGGCTCGCCTGCGCCGCGGGAGCGGCCGGGGCCGAGGCAGTGACCTGGCCGCCGCCGATCATCCGGTCCCAGGCGGCCCGGTCGCGCAGGCGATCCAGGTCGAGGTGATCGTTGTAGCCAGGCAGGTAGCCGTCCTCCGTGTACTGGTGAATGAGGACGTTGCCTCCCCAGTAGGGGACGGTCGGGACGGCGGGGTCGCTGTACGCCTGCCCGTAGGAGGCGTAGTTGGGGCCCCCCGCGTACCAGAGCGGGAACCGGCTGGAGATGGCGGACCAGTCGCCGCTCTCCATGCCCTCCCCGTTCAGGTAGATGCCAGGCGTGGAGCCGGTCTCGGCTGCCATCTGGTTCAGGATGGTCAGGGCCGGACCAGGGCCGAGTCCGATAGCGCTCGCCTCCCAGTCCAGCCAGAACGTGGCACGGCCTGCGTAGCCCTTGGCGCGGTCGAGGAAGTAGCGCGCCTGAGCGGCCGGGTCCTCGTCGTTGGCGAAATGGTAGAGGCCCAATCTCTTGCCCGCGGCCAGCGTCGACTCCGCCTGAGTGCGCCAGAACGGGTTCTCGTAGCCCGTCCCCTCCGTGACCTTGACGATCACGAAATCAGCCCAGATCGCGGCAATGTGGAGCCCCGCCTGGTGACTGGAGATGTCGATACCATGAGCGTGCGCCGGGGCGGCCGCGGGGGTCACCGGGACCGGGCCGGGGGCCGTCGCCCTCCCCTTCGCGAACTCGGGCCACTGCTGGAAGAACTTCGCCTCGTTGAAGCGGTGGCAGGAGGTCCAGCGGCCGGCCTGAGTGTGCGGGTGCGTGGAGTAGCGGGCGGTGCGGGTCTCGCTCCCGGTCTGGTCGCCGAGGTAGCCGTCGATGCTGTTGTCTTCGGCGATCCACGCCTCGGACTCGAGCGGATCAAAGCCGTCCTCGACGATGACGATGACGTGCCCGACGCCGCCCTCATTCGCCGCGGACAGGACGATATCGCCAGCACGGAAACCGCCGTCGGGGGTCAGGTTCTCATCCGCCCAGTTGACCTCATCGAAGCCGCGGGCCTCGAGCCCCTGCCGGAGGTTGCCGGTCCAGAAATCATTGATTTCTAGGAGTGCTGGGTGACCCCATGGGACGCCGTAGGTGTCGTGCACCCCATAGCAGACCGCCCCGGCCGCCAGGCTCGAGCAGTCCGCGTTCTGGGGGCTGGACACGTGTCCTTCCCAGTTGGCGTTGGCGAACCAGGTGCGGCGGTCAGGCTGGCTGTAGCCGACGGGCTCGACGTCGCAGATGCGGCGGGCAATCCTGGCGGTGACTGACCCGACGCTCACAGGACACCTCCCTGCTGCTCCTCCCAGCCGGCGGCGAAGTTCACGGGCCCGGCCTTGAAGGGGCTCAGCCAGGCGCGGGAGATGTTCCGGTAGGTCTTGCCGGTGACCATGAGCAACTCGCCGGGGCCGATCATCGCGTCACGCTGGAGGCCCTTGATGTCCTTCGCCTCACCGGAGACGGAACGCTGGTAGGCGTCGATCAGCTTGTCCACGTCGGCCTTGCAGTCGCGCAGGAGTGAGCGGCGACTGAATTCGCTCGAGCATCGCTCCATGAGGGCGTCGAAGTCGGTGTCGGTCATTGCGCGGAGTCCGCGCTCTGAGGTGTCCATGTATCCTGCTGCCATTAGGCCATGCTCCTTGGTGTTGCGGTTGCTGTGATAGAGGAATAGGAGGAGTCTCCGGTGACGGAGAATGTTCCTCCCTTGCCGTATGCTCCGGTGAATCCGGCGCGGATTTTGGGGTCTCTTCCGGCTGGGACGACGGCCATTCCGGTAACGGTGACGGTGGCGCCCGTTGAGTCGTTGGGGAATCGTGCCCGGAATTGGCGGTCCATGAGTAGGACGGTGGCGTCGATATCGCCCGAGGCGACCCGCCCCCATACGGTGAATGCGACCTGGACGAGTCGGTCATAGGGGCGGACCCCGATATCGACTTGGGTGGCGCCCGAGTATTCCCGGTCCTTGAGCGCCAGCGTGTTGGTGAGTTGCACCCGGGATTCGACGGCCTGGACCTCGTTGATTGGGGCCAGGACCCAGACGGCCCCATTCTTGGTGCCGTCGGAGCGGTAGAGGATTCCTCCGACGTCGAGGTAGGCGGGGTGCGCGGACGTGGGTGCGTGCCCGGCGGCCTCGGCCCTGGACAGGATTTCCCGGCCCGCCGCGACGGACTGGGCGGGGAAGACGATCCCCGCAGCGTCCAGGGCTGCGGGCCAGGCGGACAGGAGATCATCCCCGGCCTCCGGGACCGGGACGCCCTTCCAATGAGTAGTCGGCATTCATTCGCCCTTTCACTTGATGTAGTCGACGGCGATTTGCACGTTCTTGTCAAAATAGCCGTATGACGAGTTCGCGCCCGTCTGGAATGAGATGCCGCGATGCGTGCCATTCTGGAATGCGGGCCACAAGTACTTGGGGATGTTCACCCACCGGCCTTCGCCTCGGCCCCATCCACTGAACTCGCCCCACTGGCCGTTAGACGAGAACGCGCCGGGAATACCCTGCCACCATCCGTGCACGCCAATAGTGGCCGTACCGGTCTGCCCATACCAGTGTCGGGCGTAGCAGTACAATTGCATGTTGGTGATCGTCGCGCCACGAAGATCGCCAGTCATGTCCCGGAATCCGACAAGCGAGTTATAGGTGCGCCCACCATAAATACCCTGTGGCAGAGAATCAGTCCAAGCGTTATCCTGGACCCCATTCGAGTACGCCTTCCACCAGGTCGCTGGGTAAACTGAGCGGCGGTTCCGCTTCGGCGTGGGTTGTGCCTGCGGGACGGTCTTGCCCAGGGAGACTGACTTGTTGATCTGCAAGGTCGGCTCGACGGCCGCCCCGAGATCGCGCAGGAGCGCATAGGGGCGCGGGAGGCTCTTGTCCTCCACCGTCAGCGTCACGGCCGCGTCCCCATATGCGGAGGCGGCCAGGAATAGGAGCCGGTACGTGCCCGACGTCGGCGGCGTCCACAGTTGGAAAGTCGCCCGCCCCGTCTGAATCTGGCGCAGGTTCTCCGATACCAGCCGGTACCGGTGCTCGACCTGGCTCCCGCCGTCGACCGGCGCATAGCGGAGCCAGACCTCCAGCATCGCGTTGGCCTTGCTCGAGAACCAGGGGGTCACCATCTCCGCCTGATACTGCCGCCCGGCGTCGACGTCGACGACAAGCTCGAAGAGGCTATCCACGTGCTGCACCAGGTGCCGGTTGTCATTCCCCCACGGCCAGGCCGACCCGTGGGCGATCACGCCCCGAGGCAGGGCAGCCAGCGTGTCCGCCAGGTCCGTGCCACGCCAGGTGATCCGGTCGGCCACGGACAGGGACTGAGTAGTGACCTCACCGTCACCGGTGATGGTCGCCTTCGCGAGCCCGTCAGTGCCGGTGATCGACAGGAAGTCGCGGCCAGCCGTCCCAAGGGTGACAACCTCGCTCGGCTGCCCGCCGACCGCCTTCACCACGTGCAGGCCAGTAGAGTCCATGATCGCCGCGTCCCCGGACGGGTCACCGGCGACGATCCGCGTAGACAGGCGGATCGTGTCGGCCAGGAGTTCGCCCGTGATCTTCGCCTGCCCGGCCTGGAGCATCTGCGTGGTCACCTTGGCGAAGGTTCCGACCTTGGCCCACAGTTCGTCGCTGGCGGTGATCTTCGGAGCGGTGACAGCGCCGTCAGCGAGCTGGATCGCGCCCACCGAGCCGGGGACGAGGACCTTCCCGGCCACCAGCATATAGTCCTGCCAGCCCTTGGCGGCGGCAGACCACACCTTGACGCCGGTCGCCTGCTTGTCCGCGCCGGTCACTACCCACAGGTCCCCATCGACGGGATCCGCGGGGGCGGTAGCGGCGACAGTCACGCGGCCGATCGCCCTCTTCAAGGCGTTCGCGGCCGCCTCGCCCGACGTCGACGCGGCATCCTTCGCGGCCTTGACCTCCTCGGACAGGCGCCTCTGGGCGGCGTCGATCTCAGCCTTGGCGGCATCAAGCTCCGCCTTCGTGCCGGCCGCCTCAAGGGCGATCTTCCCCGTCGCGCCCGTAGCGCGCGCCTGGCCACCCTCGGGGAGCGAGGCAGGGCTCACCACCTGATAGACCCTGCCGTCCCCCGCCTGGAGGCACACGCACTCAGCGCCGACCGCGGTCACGCCGCCGTCAGCCGGGGCGACGACCTCACTCACCGGGTCATCCGCCGGGAGTTCCACGCGCACCATGCCGCCATCCATGACGTCGACGACGCGGCCAGTGGCCCACGTGCCCGCCTGGCTGCCGCTGCCGTAGGAGGCTTGCTGGCTGGCGACCGCCGTCCTCGGGGATGGCTTCCGGTCGATCCACAGATTCGGTCTCACCATGCCAGTTCCTCCATGTCTACGCGCATCTGCCCGGCCGGCTTGTCCACCGGCAGGCTGTAGGCCACGACCTTGCCGACGATGACCTCGGTGTCGGTGTGGACGGCGATCACGTCCCCGGCCTCCAGGCGCGGGTCCGGGGCGATCTCCACTTGCCGCTTCGACGCCGCCGCCAGGTCGGTCGCCATGTTCGTGGCGGCGGCCTTCTGGACGGCCCCAGCCGAGGCCGCCGCGTTGAACTCCTTACGCTCGGTGACCTGCCCGTACACGCTGGGCTCGTAGGGCCAGGAGGAGGCCGTGGCGACGCCCGTCCACTTCACGGCCGGCTTCTTGTCGTCCGACTGCTGCGGGCTGCCGACGACGACCCACCGGTTCGGGCGGCGCTCCACCGACTTTCGGGGCGCCTCGATGAGCATGTCCCTGCCCGTGTACCGGGCCACCGGCTCCGAGCCAGAGGACTGCGCCCACAGGTGCAGGCACCCGTCCGCCTTCACCGCCCAGTTGATCCCCCTCGGGCGACACAGGTCCCGGATCGCCTCAGTCCTGGAATGCCCCCACTGGGTCGACACGGGCACCAGCGGATTCGGCGTCCCCGGATCCAGCACCACCGGGAGCGACCCAGCCAGACGCTGAGCCTCAGACAGGACCGTCGCCCCACTAGGCGGAGACGACGGCCAAGCCATCGGATCCTGCTCCAGGAGTTGCAGCAGGTCCAGGCACTCCACCTTCACCTTCCCGGAGGACTCCTCCTCCCAGGACTGGTGCTGCCACCACCCCAGGTCAACCTCATCCCGGCCGTCCCGGGTCTCGAGGATGGCGACGACGTGGCTGCGCTGGCCGAAGTTGCTGAGCGCCGACGCGGGCGACTCGGGCACCCACGACGACGGGCAGGCGTAGGTGAGCTTCCCCGGCACCACGCGGTCACTGGACCAGTCGATCTGCACGTCCTCACACGGGACGTCCAGGGCGACCACAGTGCGCCCCAGGTGGACGTCGATCCTGGCTCCGACGGCGACGGGGCCGGCCAGTGCCCTCGTAGACGGCCCCGGTCTCATGGCATCCCCTGCACGCGCCGGGCGACCTCCAGGGCGGACCATGCCTGCCAGCCCGGAGTGTCCGGGTGCGCCTCCCCATAGTCCTCCCACTCACCCCACGTGGTCACCGGGACAGCCCCCAGGGGGGCATCCTCCGACCGGGGCTCATATGCTGTCCACTTCACCGTCAGCTCGATCAGGTCATCGTGGAGGCGCTTCCGGGAGACGCCGGTGACGATGACCGTCCTCGGCGGCACCCCCGCCGTCGGCGCGGACGGGATCAGCATGACCGGGTGATGCGACTGGAGCACCCACCAGACGTACGCCTCGGCGGCAGGGTCGCAGGCGATGACACCGCTCCCCGTCTCGGGCTCATCCCGGAGCGCCCACCGGGTCACCCCGGCGACGCGCTCCACCTTCGCCGACCACTCCACGGGATCCTCATTGGACACGTAGATGAGGCCGGGTGCGGAGCGCCCATCCCGGCCGGCCACGTAGACGCCGAACCAGTCCCCCGCACGGCGGGTGAGGGTCACCTCATCCTCGCCCGCCCTGTAGGTGGTCTCGACGCCGGGCGCGGCCAGGCCGTCCGCCACGAGGTGCTGCCCCTCCCCTAGGCGGGCCAGCACACGGTCACCAGCGGTCACCGTGACCGGCCCGTCCACGAGGAGGGATGGGAGCCCGGACGTCGTGCCGATCCACCCCTTGAGTGCCATCCTGGCTCCTCTCAGTCGTTGCGTGAGGCCTCGACGGCGACCCGCTCAGCCTCGACGCGCATCCGGCCAATGAGTTCGCCGTCGACGTCGCGCACCTCGAGCACGCTCGGTGTGTTGCCGCCCTTGCCGAGGAGGTCGTCGATCTTCGACCACTGGCCCCCGGTGAAGACCGGCTCGGGCTTGCCGGTGGCGTTGAGGACCGTCGTCAGGCCCGGCTGCAGTAGGCCGCCACTGTCGAACTTGTAGAGGCCGGTCGACGGCGACCCGTAGATGGGGGTCTCGCGGACCGGGATCCCGAACGTGGGGGCCTCGACCATCATTCCGTTACCGGAGGCGATGGCGATGTGGTGTGCTGGCGCCCCCCAGAACAGGAGCGTGCCGGGCGTGTTGTAGGACCCGCCGGGCGTGCTGCCCGCCTGGTAGCCGGCCGCCGTCAGGCGCGGAATCTGGGAGCCCATCTGGTGGGCCGCCCAGTACACGAGACCCGAGCAGTCGACGCCGGGCGGAATGCTCGATCCACCCCACACGTAGGTAGCGCCGATCGCCTTCCTCGCGGCATTCACGATGTCGCTGGCGGCCATCGTGGCGGTCTTGCCCTTGAGCCACTCCCCGAAACCATCAACCCACTTCCCCGGCAAGGCCCCAGCCATGTCGTGGAAGAACGCCGTCCCGGGCAGGCCAGCCATGGCCGCCTTCATCGGGAGACGGATCAGGTTCTCCACCGCACCGAGCGGGTCGGAGATGATCGACGCGACCGCATCCGCCGCGCTGGACAGCCAGCTCGTGGCCGCGTTCCAGCCGCTGCTGGCGGCCCCCTTGATCTTGCCCCAGATACCGCCGTCGGCGAAGGCCGCGAACTTGGTGCCCGTATCTCCGCCGGGGATGTGGGCCCCGCTCGAGCCACGGGCGGCCGCGTTCATCCGGTGCACGGCCGCGGGTCCGCCGACGGCCTTCACCCACTCGGGCCGCATGATCGCCTCGCCGCCGGACAGGGCCAGTGCCCCGCCGCCGTCAGGCGAGAAGAAATGATAGATGTCCTTCCCCGGCGAGTATCCGGGCAGGACACCACCACTGGCGTATCCAGGGATGCCGGACACTGACGGGAGCCTCATAGAGAGGCCCAGTTTCTCGGCGATACTGTCGGCGGTCTTCTTAATGCCGTCTCGGTAGACGGTGTTGATGATGAAGTTGATCGGCTTCGCGGCGACCGACTTAACCCCATCCCATACGGTCTGAATACCGGACTTCATGTTCTCGAACGCCTTCTTGATGTTCGAGGTCACGGTGTCGAAGATCGGCTTGACCGTGTTCTGGAACCAGGACACGACCGTGTTGATGACGCTCTTGATGCCGTCCCAGATGGTCTTCAAACCGCCCCACAGGAGGTCGGCACCGGACTTGATGCCGTTCCATACCGTGGAGATGACGGGCTGCACGTAGGTCTGGAACCAGCCGACGACCGTGAGCACGGTCGCCTTGATGCCGTTCCAGATTGTGACGATGCCATTCCAGAGGAATTGGGCGCCCATCTGGATTCCGGTCCACACTGCGGAAATGACCGGCATGACGTAGGCGGTGAAGAAATCCGCCACCACCTGCACCGCGGCCTTGATCCCATTCCAAATGGTGACGATGCCATTCCACAGGAACTGGGCCCCGATCTTGATTCCATCCCACACCGCGGCCAGTACGGGGGCCACGTAGGCGTTGAACCAGTCCACAGCCGTGCCGACGGCCGCCATGATGCCGTTCCAGACGGCCTGAATCCCAACCCACAAGTACTGGGCGCCGGTGACGACCCAATTCCAGACCGTGGAGAGCGTCGGGGCCACATAGGCCATGAACCAGTCCACGACCGCCTGCACAGCGACCTGAATCAGGGTCCAGACGATGACGAACGGGATAGACAGCGCCCAGATCCCAACCTTGATCCCAGTCCACACGGCCTCAAAGACCGGGACGACGTATGCGGTAAACCAATCCGCAACCGTCTGCACCGCGGACTGGATCCCAGACCAGACGCCGGACACGATGCTCACGAGCCCGTTCCAGATACTCCCCAGGACGCTCACAGCGCCTGAAATGACCGGGACGACATAGGACGAGAAAAACCCACTGACGGCGCCCCACACCGTGTTCCAGACCGAGCTGAGCGCATTCAACGTCGCATCCCAGTAGGGGGCGATCCAGTCCAGGAACTTGCGGAACTCCTCAGTGATCGCCGCCCACGCCTTCTTGCCCGTCTCCGTCTGAGTGAAGAACCAGGCCAGGCCCGCCACGAGGGCGGCAATAGCGGTGACGATCAGGAAGATCGGGTTAGCGTTCATGACCACGTTGAAGGCCGCCTGAGCGCCCTTCGCGGCATTCACGGCCCCCTCCATGGCCTTGAGGTTGGTCACCCATTTCAGGATGCTGCCAGCCTCCTTGATTGCCCCCATCGTCTGCGTGGCCTTGTGGAGGCCGTAGAACGCGGTGGCGGCGGTGCCGACGGTGACGGCCAGGGTGGAGAGCATCCCCTTGTGCTCGATACCCCAGGACGTCGCCGATAGGAGGGCGTCGCCCACCTTGACGATGGCGTCGCGCAGGCCCTCGAGGAACCCGGTCAGCGGCGAGTTCGGGTCGAGCCCGAACAGTGGCTTGTCCGTCTCCCCCGTGAAGATGATCTCCACGAGGCCCTGCACCGACGGGATCAGCGTGTCATTGATCCACGTGCCGGCCTCGATAGCGGCGTCACGGACGTTGAAGAGGAAGTCCACCAGGGCGGAGTCCTCTTCGAGTCCGAAGAGCGAATCGGGGCCCTGGTAGTCGCCGGAGAACAGGATGCTGGCGACACCCTGGATCCCGGGGATCAGGGTCCCGGTGATCCAGTCCCCGGCGGCCCGTGCGGACTCCCCGATCTTGAAGAGGAAGTCGACAATCCCGGAGTCCTCTTCGAGGCCAAAGACCTTGGAAGAGCCGTCGAACTGGCCCTTGGAGAGGATGTCCCAGACACCCTGGATCCCGGGGATGAGGTTGTTCTGGATCCAGTCGAAGGCACCCTCGGCCCCCGACGCGACGTTCCCCATGAAGTCGGTCAGGGCGGGCTTGACCTGGTCGACAATCCCCATCGCGCCGGACACGAGGGTGGCCTCGAGGTTGCCCCAGGCGCCCTCAATCGTCTGGGTTGACGTCGCCGCCTCCTTGGCGACATCCGTCATGCCAAGGTCCATCACCGCCGCGTTGAATTCCTCGGCGGTGATCTCGCCCTTCTCCATCGCCTCACGGAAGTTGCCGGTGTAGGCACCGGCCTCGAGGAGGGCCTGCTGGAGTTTCCCTGACGCGCCGGGAACAGCGTCGGCGAGCTGGTTGAAGTTCTCGGTGGTGAGTTTCCCCTGACCGGCGGTCTGGGTGAGCACCATGCCGACGGACTTGAATGTCTCGGCGTTCCCACCGGCGACGGCGTTCAGGTTACCGGCCGCCTCAGCCAACTTGTCGTAGCCCTGGACGTTGTTGGACGCCAGTTGGGCGGTGATCGACTGGATGTCGCTCAGGCCGTAGACGGTCTTGTCGGCGTATTCCTTCGTCGACTTCGTGAGCCGGTCAACGTCGGCCGCGGACTTGCCCGCGAAGTTCAGTGTGTTCTTGAACTTGTTGGTGGCGTCGGAGGCGGTGATCGCCTGGGTGGCGATGTCGGCGAAGCCCGTCGCGAGCCCGACGGCGGATGTGACGGCGAGCGCCCCGGCGGCGATCTTCCCGACCTTGCGGAACGCGCCCCCCAGGCCGGAGACGATGCTGCGCTCAGCCGGCCGAGTGTCAACGTCTCCCAGGGCCTCCTTGAGTTGCTGGGAGATCGCCTTGGTGGAGAGGGCCACCTGGATCCAGGCTGTGCCGATGGTGTGTCCCGTGGGCTTGCTGCCAGCCATTCAGGCCCTCCTCTATATGCTGGGAGGCCCCACGGCGGCGTGCTGTGGGGCCTCCCCTGCGTTGGTTATGTGCTGGCTTGGGTGGCCAGTTCTGGGTGCCTGGCGAGCCAGCGGCGGGCCTTGGCGTCCTGCCGCTCCTGCGCCTCGCGGGCCTTCGCCTGCCAGCCGGGTTCGGGCGGCTTCGGGGGCTTCGGCAGGTCGGACTGCTTGGCTCCGACGGCGGAGGCGATGTAGCAGCAGATCTGCCAGGCGGCCATGCGCGTGGCCGTAACCTCGTCGGAGAGGGCGACGTCCCCACCCATAGCCCGCCCCAGGGCGCTCCCCGGGGGTAGGCCGCGGATGAGGACCAGCAGCCTGCGCGGTGTCAGCCGGCCCCGGTAGAGGTCCAGGAGGTCCACCCCATAGACCCGGAGTAGGTCGGCTTCGATCTCCTCCCCGTGCTCCCTGAGGAGCGCGGGGAGGGCGATCAGTTTCCCGCGTTCAGGACCTCGAAGACCTTCGTCAGGAACTCGCCCATGGCGTCGGCGCTGACCTTGCCGTCCTTGCGGACGTGGGCCTTCACGTCGTCGTAGGCGTCGCCCAGGACGGCGCGGGTCACGCGCATCATCGCGGCCGGGGAGGCGCTACCGTCCTCCATGGCGGCCAGCGCCTCGATCACCTCCCAGTCGGACTGGAAGACGGTCGGGTCAACGGTGACGGTGAGTCCATCAACGGTCACCTCAACGACGCCTCCCCCATTGGCCTCGGCCTCCTGGAAGTCCTTCGGCGTTGCGGCACCGATCTCCTTCGCGCGCTCGGCCGTCTTGCTCGTCTTCTTGCTAGTCATCTGTCGGTCCCTTTCGGTGGTTGGCGGTCCCAGATGTGGTGACCCCACCCCGGCGCAGGGACCGACCATCCGCGCCGGGGCAGGGAGAATATGCGGCCTATCAGGCCGGGATCAGCGACTTCGCGTTGCTGTAGATCACGTAGTCGCCCAGGACCGAGAGCTTGTAGGACCAGGCCGTCAGTTCACCGACCTTGAAGGCCACCTCGCCGCGCTCACCGAGTTCGAGGCGGGGGAAGACAATCCGCATACGGGTGCGGGCATCCCCGGTGGAGGCGGTGTCGAAGACGTCGAGGACGCCGGACAGGACGGTGACCGTGCGCTGCGCCTTCGCCGTCAGTTTCGCGACATCGGTCTTCGCCGGGCCTGCACCGATCTGCTCCTGAATCTTCTCCGCCTTCGCGTTCAGGAAGCGGGTCACGATATCCAACTGCGACTCGAGCAGGGCAGCCTCGAGACCCGTCTCTGACGAGTCCATGAAGGTGCGAACCACCCCATGGCCTTGGTGGCCTTTAATCTTGGTCACCGAGTCGTCCATGGTCAGCTTGATTCCGTCATCCGAAATCCACCCACAGTCCTTCAGGGTGGCGGGGACAGCGGTGGTGAGGCCCTGGATCTTGGTTGCGAGGGCGGCATCGTAGGGGCCCAGGAAGAGACTGTCGTCATCCGACCCGAAGCCGAGTACGTTGTCGGCATTGGTAGCCATTGGTTCTCCTTACGGTTGGTTCCGTGTGGTGATCTGGTAGGTGGCCGTCGCGCGGGCGGCCGTGATAGTCGGGTCGGGCGACTCAGATGGGGCGTTCCCCGTGACCTTCGTGACCGGCCAGTCATGGCCAGCCACGAGCGCGTTGATCGCGCTATCAGCACGAAGGGCCAGGCGCATTGCCTGGCCCGTAGTGGGAGCGAAACTGTCGATGGTGACCTGACCGGTGGAGAGGACCCGCTGGTGCTGGCCCTGCCCGCCCGTAGCGAGCACCAGGACCAGCGGCTCCGGTGGGTCACCGTTCGCGTAGGGGACGGTGGACACGACCTGCACGTCAGGCAGGGCCGTCTTCAACGCGGCCATGACCAGGGCCTTCGTGTCCCTCGAGGTGCCAGCCATCAGCCGTCACCTCCCCCGATGCTGCCCAGCACCCTCTCCAGGGTGTGGTGCTTGACCTGCTCCAGGCCCGCCTCCCGCGTACCGGCGTGCACGTAGGCGCGGGCCCGCTTCCCCTTGTTGGAGGAGTGGACCTTGAAGCCATCCCCGGCGCGGGCACGCAGTTCCTCGGCGACCTCGGTGACGACGCCCTGGGCCTCATCGGAGGACACGAGCGCCTGGATGCCCTTGCGGTCGAGTTTGAATCTCACGACGCCCATCAGGCACCCCCCGTCGTCTTCGGGTCGGTGGCGGCGTGGAGCGTGACCACGGAGCCCTTGGGCCAGCGAGCCGGGGCGCCCTCGACGCGGTACGTGACGCCTGCGATGCGCAGGAGATCCGAGGAACGGACGTCCGGGTACTTCCCGCGCCAGTACAGGGTCGGCTGAGACACGACCGGGAGAGAGCCCGCGGCGACCGGCTCCGACGTCCCGCCAGGGTTGAACAGGGCGGGCGGCAGGGGCGTCTCCACGACCGGTCCGGGGACAGCCTCACCGTACTGGTCGCGCCCACCGTCACCCGCCCTGAGCCTCATCACGGCGACCAGGCCGACGGCGATCACGGGGCCACCGCCGGAGCCAGCAGGTCCACCTCGAACGCCGCCGACCTGCGGCCACCCAGTTGCTTCAGTTCAGCCGCCCGCAGGAACAGGTCACCCTCCGGGTTGCTGTAGGCGTACTGGTCGGTGAACGGGCCCGTCGTGTGCATCTCTGACGCCAGGAGGCCCCTGGGCTCGGGTAGCCCGTCAGCCGCCCCCTGCTCAGCCTGGAGTGCCCGCTTCACGACCGCGCAGGCGATGCGCTTCAACGTCACCAGAGATGCGTGCTGCCAGCGCGGCGCAGACGACTTGATGAGGTCCGTCGCATCCTCCAGCAGCACCGCAGCCCGCCTCCGCTCCTGCTCGCTCAGGCCACGCCACCGCGCCTCCAGGTCCTCCACCGTCGCGAAGACGTCAGCCATTCTTGCCCCGCTTCGGGGACTCCTTGCTCTCGGCGTGCTCGCCACCGATGTCGGCGGCGTCAATCCCGAACGTATCCAGGAGTGGAGACAGGGCCTTCACGGTCTCCTCGTCGACGTCGGCCACTCCGTCTATAAACTCCACCCGAGGGTGAGTGATGAGCAGATTCGGGTGACGCTCACAGGTGATCCTCACGATCCCCTCCTCTCAGACAGGCGGGGCGCCCCACGCACTGCGGGGCGCCCCTACGCCGGTCAGTCAGCGGCCACGGTCAGAACACCGTGAGCCTTCTCGTTGCCGTACTGGAGACCGATCTCCCCGTAGATCTGCACGTCATCCGACGCGCCGGTCTTCGCCAGCGGCTCCGCGAAGAAATGCCCTTTGCCGGGAATCTCCAGGAAGGCGGGAGCCAACTGCTCCAGGGAAGCCACGATCAGCTTGTCCGCCGGCACGTACCGGTTGAGCATGACGTTCATGACCCCGAAGTCGGTCTCCAGGGTCTTGAGGTTGACACCGCCGACGTTGCGGGTGCCCTCCTGGTACTTGGCGTCCTTGATGAAGACGCGGGTGAGGGCTCGCTTGAGCTTGGAGTTGACGATGATGGTCCGGGTCTCGCCCTCCTGGAGGCCCCCGTTCGTCCACACCTTCTCGATGAGGTCGAGGACGTCAGCCTCAGTCAACTCAGCGGCCTTGTGGGTGGTGGTCGCCACGTTCGTGGTGATCGCCTCGATGAGGCCGCGAGTCTTGCGGGGCGTCTGGTTGTCCGTCGGGTTGGCGTACTTGCCGGTGATGAAGGTCTTCTCGACGTCGCGGGCGATCTGCTTCAGTTCGGTGCTGATCTGCCAGGCCAGTTCGTCGGCGGGCAGAACGGTGTCGCCGATGGTGACAGTCGTCGCCCCGGACGCCGGGGTGACCTGGCGGGTCGCGCCCTGCTTGGTGTAGGAGACGGACACCTTCTCCTGGCGGACCTCGACGACGTTGGAGGCAGCGAAGCGGGCGCGGCCCTCGGCGGCGGGGGCGGTAGCGCCCTCAGTGCGCTGGCGGCCATCCTCGGCGTCACGCAGGTCGTAGCCGGACCAGGAGAAGACGGTGCCGCCGACGGGGACGCCGCCGGTCAGGCCACCGATCGAAGACAGCAGCGGCGTGTCCTCAGGGGACGCGGCGAAGAGTTCGCCGACGTAGTTCGGGCAGTTGTAGGTGGTAGCCATGCCAGTGATTCCGGCCATGGTCATTCCTTTCGTTCGTGATGGCTCATCAGTGGGAGCCGAGCTTCAGGGCCTTCAGGGAGGCCGTGAGTGTCCGGTCTCCGGCCGCCTCAGCGGCAGCGATCTGCTCATCGAGGGAGGCGGCTCCCGCTCCGGGCGGGTTACCGTGGTGGCGGACGACCGGCTGGGCGGGGGCCTCGGCGGGCTTGGCCTGCTCGGCGGCCCACGCCTTGACCTGCTCGGCCCACGCGGCCGGGTCATCGCCGGGGCCTGCGAGGATGCCGACGGGGACGCCGGTTGCTGCGGCGACCTCGGCGCGCTCCTTCTCGGCCCGCATCGCGGCCAAGTCGGCCTGGAGGCTTGCTAGGGTCTCGGCCTGCTTCTGGGCTTCGGTCTTGCCTGCGTCCTCGGCGGCCTTGATCTGGGCGGCGAGGTCAGCGGCGCGCTTCTCGGCGGCCTTCCTCGCTGCCCGCTCGCTGGCTAGGGCCTTCTTGCCGGCGTCTCCGAGAGCATCGGTGGCGTCGCCCGTCGCGGGCTCCCCACTGGTCTGCTCGGTGGGCTCGGTCGGCTCCGTGGCCTCAGTGGCCTTGGCGGTCTTGTCCATTGGTTCTCCCTCGGTGATTGGTGCCATCGCGGCACGACAAAGCCCCCACCATCGCGGCAGGGGCTCGTAGGTATGGTTGGGTCACTCGGCGGGCTTGATCCCGTCAGTGAAAGACTCAGGGGCGATGCGGCGCATCTCGGCGGCGATCGCCTTGTCGTCGACAGTGGCACCGGACGCCTTCACGGCCGCCCTGGCCTTGTCGTAGGTGGCACGTAGGGCCCCCGGGTCGTAGCCGTCGATGCGGGGCTTCTGCCCCTTCCACAACGGCGTCGGGACGCAGTGGCAGTCATGGTGGTAGGAGTGCCCCTCGCCGCCAGCCGTCGCCTTCGTCGCGTAGACGAAACCGCGGGAGGCGAGCATCGAGCACCAGGCGCAGCAGCCACCAGGACCAGGCACGCGCGCCCACCTCGGGCGGGCAGGGTCAGCGGCCGCACTCATCTCCACAGTCCGCTTCCCCTGCGCCACAATCGAGCGCGTCAGGTGGTTCCGCAGCTTGTCGAGCGTGTCCTCAGGGTCCCCGTCGAAGAGGCCCCGCGCGGCCCACCTCGTGGTCCGCTCCACCTGCTCGGGCGACAGGCCATCGGCCAGGACGGCGGTGAACCCGTCGCCGGCGGCGGATACGTCACGCAGCGCGTCATACCAGTCAGCGGCAGACGCGGCCGAGATGTCCCCGTACCGGGTCAGCAGCCGGTCCATGACCTCACCGAGCGCGTCGCGTGCCACGGCGGGGTCAAGGGCTGCCAGGTCCAGGCGTGCGGCGAAGGCGTCGAAGTCCTTCACCGCCATGTCGGCAGCCCGGTCCAGCGCTTTGTCCAACCGCTCCAGGTCAGCCCGCGTCGCCACCGCTGGTCACCTCGACCGGGGCCTCAGTGGGCTCCTGTGGTGCCCGCTCGGCCGGGGTGGGCGTGGAAGCCAGCAGACGATCCAGCACCCCACCAGCCTGCGCCCGCTTGATCTGCGACCGAATCCTGACGATCTGCTCAGCGCTGTACCCCAGTTCCTCCAGAGCCACGTCAGTCTGAGCAAGCTCCGGGATCGCGCCGATCTGCTTGACCATGGCGTCGGACTGGCTGACGACGGACGGCATCGCAGGATTGCGCCAGCGAGTCGCGAGGTTCCGCACCTCATCACCCATCTCCGAGACGGGGATGCCGTCACGGAGACAGATCGCGTCCTGCACGACCCTATTCAGGCCGTAGCCGATGCTGCGCGTCGTGTTCATCGCCTCGACAACCAAATCCTCTTTGGCTGCGTAGATCGCCTCGGCGCTACTCGGGTTGTCCTGGACGATCCCGAGCGCGGAGATCGGCAGTGACGTCGCCGAAGCGAATTCCGCAGCCAGCGCGCGCTTCATCGCCAAGAACGGGTCCATGCTCTGCTGTGGGATCACCTGGAGGTCGGGCTTCTCCCCATCCTCATCCTTCGGCAAGGACTTGAGTCGCCCCATGTACCAGGACCAGAGCGGAGTCTTCTCGCCCTGCGCGTTCTGGAACATGCTCTCATCCGCACCCAGCAACAGCAACGCAGGGGCCGCGTACAGGTCCGATGACACCTCCGTGCGGAAGCCAGCACGCACCACGCGGTCCGTGATCGACATGACCTCGCGACTGATACGCGACCGCCCAAACGGCCGGCCGAGCGCAGGCCGGTACGGAAGCGGCTCCATCGGGACCCGCCCTAGAGAGTGATCCATGCGGGCGACGGCCACCCACCCCCGGTCACCCAGGGCCAGGCGAGTCACATGCTCAGCCGTCAGCAGCAGCATGGAGGTGGGCTTACCGTTATCGTCCGCGGAGTCCACCAGCAAGCCGGCCTCCAGGCCCCTGCGGCGCACATCCCACAGGCCCGTCGCCCACAGGGCGTCAGCACCCGTCACAACCACGTCCGGGTCACCCGCAGCCGGGTCACCCGGCAAGGCGACGACGAACGAACAGCAGTAGGTCAGGGTCGCGTCCACGAGCTCGGGCACGAGCAAGTCAAAGCGGTTCTCGTGCAGGAGGCTCATGGCCCCCAGGGGGTCCTCCTCGCCCGACGGCGAAGTCACCCCATCCCACATGCACCGGGCCGCCAGCGACGTGACCGCCTTATCCGGCCAGCCGCACACGATATCCAGTTGGTCCCGCATGTAGGGGGGCACGGAGGCGCCCAGGAAGGCGACATTCACCTGCATGTCCCGGTACTGGCGGCGCAGTGCGTTCCGGGCGCGCTTGGCCTGCCACTGCTTGACCAGGCGGGCCATGAGGGCGGCGTCATCCTCGGCCAGACCGACGACGTCCGTCGGCACCGGGGAGTAGTAAGCCTGGAAGTCCATCACATCACCACCCCCACACGCCTTCCGGTCAGCTCACGCGGCCGTCTCTTCGTTGTCTTCGCGGCCCAGTGGGCCAGTGTCAGTGCGTCCATGCCGGCCGACGTCATCCCCTCCGGGGCGGTCCAGCCGAACCCGCCGCCCGCGCCGATCTTCCGACGGGAGATGACGGCGGCCTCAGCCTCCAGCTCGGCGTCGTCCGGGTGCGACAGGGACCGGTCCCGGATCGCGGCGTCCATCATCGCGTGAGCGCTGATGACCTGATCCGTCGTCGGCGTCCAAATCACCTTCGGACTGAACCCCGCGGCCCTGAGCCGATCAACCAGGTCACCGGCACCGGACTTGCCGTCCACGACGATCTGCGCCCACCGATCCCGGTGCTCTAGCAGGTAGTCCAAGATCCAGTGAACGCCCTCACCCATGTTCCGCACCCCCTGAGAGGTACACAGTTGGCCGAAGACAGCCTCGGACTTGCGCTCAGGCTTCCGGCCAGCACGAGCAAGCGCCACCGTGGAACCGTCCACCGAGAACCGCACGGCCGCGCACCAGCGCAACCCGGACGGCGGCTCATCCACCGTCAACGCATTCCACGCCTCACGGCCAATCGCCTGAGACGCGACCTCCGGATCCCAGATACCCAGGCCCTCACGCCGAAACGACTCAGGACCAAGCTGACGCTTCATCCTCAGGATCGCCGACTCCGGAGTCCGGTGCGGGAACGACGGGTTCGCCTTCCGCCACTGACGGCGGTCCTCCGGGTCCGCGTCATCATCCGCGCCGATCTCCACATACAGGCCATCATGCAGGTCACCCAGGAGAGCGGCCTTGCGGAAGCCCGCGAACGCCTCGCTCGGGTCCGTCGGGCGCGGAGGCGTCCCTAGACGAATCACCAGCGGGTTCGGGGCTGTGTTCACCGCAGGCACCATGTCATCCAGGGCCTTCTGTCCAAGGATCTGCGCCTCATCGAACACCAGGATGTCCACCCCAGCGAAGCCACGGCCGAAGCCACCCTCGCGGGCGCCGAAGAGGATCCGGGAGCCATTGGTGAAGGTGATCTCCTGCTGGCCGTTCGCGGCGCGGACGTTGGCGATGTAGGGGGCGATCTCCGGCTTGCTGGCGAGACCCCGCATCGACGTGAACGTCTCATCCGCCGTCCTCGTGCGGTGCGCCGTCCAGAGGACGAACTGGTCCTCGTTCAGGGTGCACAAGGCGAAGATCATCGACCCGATGGTGTAGGTCTTGCCCACCTGCCGGCAGATCGACAACTGCACGCCATCAACTCCGGCCGCGTAGAGCCCATCCTTCCTCTTCGCGAGGATGACGCGCCCCAACCCGTCCTGCCAGCGGTCGAAGCCCAACCCGAAGCGCTTGCACCGATCACGCACCGGCGGCCAGCCTGTAGCGGCCGTCCCCTCAGGCAGAATGAGGTGCTTCGCGATGTCAGACAGGCGCGGCTCAGATGTCCCCGAGCCCATCCTCATCCTCCGTCGCCTCAGTCGCCGTCTGCCGCTCACGCTCCTCGCGAGCCAGGTCAATCTCCCGGATGGTCTTGTCCACCTCCAGGAGGCGGCGCGACAGGGCAGCCAGGTCGCGGGCGGGGGTCGCAGGGCTGTCAATAGACGCAGCGAGGCGACGGCGAAGCGTCACCATCACATCCCTACTATCCCCGTGCTCAGTCGCGTCCAGGACGCTCACAGGGGCCTGAGGGGCCGTCTCGTCATCCCTCACGGCGCGGAGCTTACGTGCGGCACTCATAAGCACCCCCTTGGGAAAAAACAGTGGGGAGAGATGCCGCT